GCATCCTTAAACTTCTTCCATTGTGGTAGAGCAGTCTTGCAGTGAGGGCACCAATCCACATGGAAAAACATTATAGTTGCGCTTCGGTTTGTGCGGTCTGCGTTTGCCACATCCGCAAACTTGGTTTTCGCAACGACGTCCTTCGCGTATTTATGATATCCATAATATCCGGCAACAGAGAACAATAAGAACAGTACAACGACAAGTACAATCCAGAAGTAGGGCCTGACGAGGTTTAGGATGGTATCAACGATCTTTGACATTCGTGTATATACTAATTGATATATATAATTTTACGCAACTAAACTATTCTCACTATACTATAAATATAATATGGCGAAAACTAGAAAGAACCGGGTTTTTTCGGATTCAGAATATAATAGCAATGACGGTATGCTTACGAGTGTATGGGGGCCGAGCATGTGGCATTATCTTCACACTATGAGTTTCAATTATCCCGTCAATCCTACCGTTGAGGATAAACATAGGTATCGCGATTTCGTATTGAGCTTGCGTTGGACGCTTCCTTGTGGTAAGTGCCGTAAAAATTTGCATATGAACTTCAAGAAATTGCCCCTCAAAATGAAGCATATGGAGTCGCGTCTTGCGTTCTCTACCTATGTGTATGATCTGCACGAGCTTATTAACAAGATGTTAGGTAAACAGTCGGGGCTGACGTATGACATGGTGAGAGAACGTTACGAACATTTTAGATCTAGATGCACTAAACCTGTTGAAGTGAAACCGGTCGCAGAAAAAGGCTGTGTGGAACCACTTTATGAAGGCGAAAAGGCGAAGTGCGTTCTGAAAATTGTACCACAAGACGAACAATGCGAGACTTTCCAGATTGATAACAAGTGCATTAAGAAGAACGTATAGATTTAGCGTTTTTCATTGGTTATAAAAATAACTCGCGATACTATATAATGTCATCTGACGAGAAGAAAATACCCTTCTGGGGAGATAATCCAAATGTAATATTACAAACCGATTTCATATTTGAGTTCTTTCCTGTGGAAGGCATGACGCACGAGCAAAAGTTGAATGCGATTTCTCGTGGGGTGGTGCTACTATGCATTGTTGGATTCATACTTACACAGAGTGTTCGTGTCTTGATCGTCTCCGGGTTGACTCTCGTTTCTATTTACTTGTATCACTTAAACATGCAGCGAGAGAACGAGAAGAAGGCCAAGGTAATTGAGGAGAAGTTCGAGAACCAGGCGGATGTTGTGTTGAAAGGCGCATCGGTTCTCCGGGATGTAAATGTATTTGACACTCCCGATTCTTCCAATCCTTTTGGAAACACGCTCGTTACCGATTACCAATACAACCCAAATAAGAAGCCGGCGCCACCCGCTTTCAACGAAAGCGTAAACGAGAAGATTCTGGATAAGGCGAAGACATTGGTGAAGGAGCTGAACCCAGACCAGCCGGATATTTCTGACAAGTTATTTAAGGATTTAGGAGAACAATACGTGTTCGAACAATCGCTTCGCCAATTTACGTCAAATCCGTCCACAACCATCGTCAACGACCAAACCGGCTTTGCTGACTTCTGTTATGGTTCCATGACATCTTGCAAAGAGGGCAATCTGTTCTCGTGCGCGCGCAATTTACCGCGCCATACGAATTATTAAAAGGTATGCAAATATTATATTACTGTATAATATATGACTTCTGTAGTATTCAATCTTATGGACCGTTTGGGGGTTGATAGCTCCCGTCGCAATGAATCCAATACCAAGTATGCGACTTATATGTTAAACAACGAATTCGGCGCCTCCAAGTCTGACGACCATGTGAAATTCGCCACACTCAACCCTAAGATTAATTTTAGGGGAACTGTGGGTGGGCTTCCGGGGTCGGCTGTGGATTACGATTCGCTTCTTCTGATTAAGACGGAGCAGCAGCGCGCATTTGAGAAGCTGCAGCTGATTCAGCGCCCGTTTGCCACTGTTCCGTATTTAGGAAGGGGTGCGAGTGATCCGGTGTTGGAGTCTCGCCTTCAACAGGGTGAGCTGGCGACCGACAAGAAGAGTGTTTCCACCATCATGGATAAGCCGTACACCGATCACAAGAGTTTCCCTATGGTTTCTAGTCTAAAGGATCGTGTTACAAATGCGGCGTTCTCTGTTGAGGAGGCGGCTCTCAATGGATGGGTGCGTGGCGGACAATCGTCGCGTGAGGAGGTCGTATTCTCCAAGAAATAAAACTATTCATATAATATAGATATTATATGAGTGATAGCGAAATAGATAAATTGTTGGGCGATTTACGTACGCTTAACACGAAATTGTCAAGCGGAAGTGGTGATATCCCAATTGATTTAAACGCGCAAATGTCCGAGTTTATTAGGATATTATTTGGTAAAGATGAGGGTGGTGACGATAAGATTGCATTTTTGAAGACTAAGCGTCCGGTAGATAGAAGAACTATAGATTTGGGTTCAATGAATCTTTTCTTAAAAAAACATATTGAAAATACGAGTAAGGTTGTAGTTGACAGTAAATCCTCTTCTGAAGTTGCCGCCCAGCCCAAAGCTCCTGTTATTGCCTCCATGCCTACAGCCAAGCCCAAAGTTCCTGTTATTGCCTCCCTGCCTACAGCCAAGCCTACATCCGAATCCGAAGTTACGTCACCACTTCCAGCAAAGTCCATTGAGGTTGTTACACCGCCGCCTGCGAACACCCCAGGTGCTATGGACGCGACAATCGTTGCTGAAGCACCAGCTGCACTAAGTTTGGTAGAACAATTGGTTGAAATGGGATATGATAGCGCCAAGGCTGAAGAAGTTGCCAAAACTTCAACCGACATTAATTCGGCTATTGACAAGTTAAATGAAAGTATAGCGCTAGATGATGCATCTATCAAACAATTAACTGACATGGGTTTTAACGAAAAGCAAAGCAAAGAAGCATTATCCGCTGCCAATAATGACATTGAGTATGCGATAGATGCACTACTCAAAGCTGGTCCAGATATTAAACAAAAGGAATATGAAGAGATGAAGAAGGCAAACATAGACATAGACCTTTTGTTTGCAACAATGAAGGATCGTGGATGCAACATTGAATCTGCAATTGAGTTTTTACAGAAAAAATCAATAGATACCGAAAAAGCAGCGGCGGCGGCCGTACCGATACCGTTAAAAGCAGTTTATTTAAAAGGAAAAGGAAAAATCCCGCCAGCAACAGGAAATGACAACAATCCAGTATATTTGCAAAGACAAGACGACAATCAAAGCTGTGGTAGAAACGCATTAAACAATTTGCTAGGAGGCGATTTTTTTGTGAAATCATCAAATATAGTTTATACCGAAGAAACTCTGCGTGAGGCAGGTAGAAACTTGTCAACTGATGCACAAATAGATTTGAGCGCAGTATGCAAATTATTACATGCAGCCGAAACGTCTAATAAATCTACCAATGAACGATTGGATACATATTGTCCCGCAAGTGAAAATTATAATATAGATGTTATTATCCAAACACTTAAAAAATGTGGATATGACAGTAAGCAGATTAGTTTGAGAACTGATATACCAAGTGCTAACGATTATTTGTTCGGGTATATTATTAATACCGGCGGACATTGGTTCTCAATATGTAAAATAAAAAGCGATTATTATTGGAAAAATTCAACCGATCCAAATATAAACAAGATAACCAACATAGGCACATTGTTCGATAATGGTGGGAGATTAAGTAATTTATTTACTCCTGAAGGACATTTACGCTCTATGATTACCGTGATGCCTGATGGAAAGAACTTTAGGAGACAATTTAGTATTATTGAAGTATTCAATCGTACTCAGTTTACATTAGATGAACTTATTCAAGATATATTACCCGACGCAATATGCAGTAAGGGTGAATTAAAACTTGACAGAAACTCATGCAACCAAATAAGGGTATTTACGAGAAACAGTCTTTCTGGCTATCCTGTAAATCAGCTTATGTCAATATACGAGGATCTAATGAAAAACGATAAAGGCATAGGCGCTATTATTCCGTTCATAATGAATGCTGCGAAATACCCTTTAGATAGATATGCACCGGAAACCGAAAATATTCTCCATATGTTACAAGGTAAACCATATACTGTAGATATTGAGTCTATAAAAAAAATAATTAATTATAGAATTGCGTATTATTTTGAACCACTTAATCTTAAACATTTGTTTAGTATGACGGATAAAGAATACACGGAAAAATTTGAAATTTCGTTTGATAGAATAAAGGATGAAAATATATCAGATCTTTTTAGAGTATATCATATTGTAAACGATACGTTTTATGCGATCAATGGGAAGCCACCAGACGACTTTAATAAACACCCTCTTACTCTGCCTACAATTGAAGACAGGCGTAGCAGAATAGATACCATTTTTACTGGTGAAACAACTGTAACGGTCCATGTGATGGGTTTTCTTCGTGAAAACGAGTAACAATCTTATTAACAACTCCCAAAAAATAAATATAAACATATGCGTATCTTATATACACATATGTACAACCACACCTTAGAAATCGTCTACTCCGATGATGATGAATATCGTGACTGTATTCGTCGTGTTTTCTCTATGAATCCGGCAAATTGTACCGACGATGATGGTTTTATCTACGACGATAAAAACGTGAGCGATGGGCTTGATTATGTCTTCGCAAAAACAAAGGATGTCCCTGAGTTTCGCGACCTATATTTGGTCGGTGCCGCTAAGATGTTAAGTAATGAACTAGAGATCGGTATGGCAATCGCATTCTCCTATGAGTATTTTGATCTATTCCATGTGTGTTTAGCGGATTATATACGAGACGGTGTCGTTAACAAAGAGAATTACACAAAACTCCATAAGAAAATCTCGTAATGTATTATATATGGCATCCACGCGCGATAAAAATGCTCCGGGTAATTATAAATTAGAACAGGCCGGGAATAAGTTTGGGTCCAACTACCGTGTCAATGAATTCGGTAGGCCGGCGGTATCATACCACCCCGGCGATGGACTCCTTCCGGCGAAGACCTCGCGCACCGAGCTGGCGAACAATTCGTGCGACATTGAATCCATGTTGTTCGGAATCGGTTCCAGTGATTTAGTGAATTCGCGCCCGACCATTCAACCTGCGCTCAAGCCGATGAAGAGTTTGGATATGTATGTGCGTCCGACCCTGATTCTCCCCGAACCGGTGTCAGTGAGTTCAGTAAACCGTCCTCTATTTTTAAACTAATCGTTTTTCTATTTTTTATAGAATACCGATTCGTATTTCTATGTCGCTGCTTGAACGTAGTATTGTATTTGGTGTTTCGGTTCGGAATTAACTCTTGGACTACTGGTTCAGTTGCATTTGCAGGTACAAACGAGCTTAATACTGCCATAAGGTTGTTGTTCTCCAGTGGGTCTATACTTGGCAGTTCGTCGCATCGTTCAAAAGCGATTTTCACATATTCCGGACAGGGTTCATACTTGCCATCCGGCAAGACTTCCATTGGTATGCGAATACAGGCATATATGTATTTTTTTGACATTGCTTTATTTATGTAAACATAAACGTTTATATAAGTTTTTCTATATTTGGTTGAATTTCACAATAATCTTTACCATTTCCTTCTTAATGCACTTGCACGCCGAAATGGAAAGTTCCTCGCGCTTCTTTCTCGTCTTGGTATCACTATCCTTACGCTTGGATGTGCTATTACGTGCGTTCATATCGTTTTCTATGTCCTCGTAATTCGCCTCAATGAACTCAATAATCTTGTTCTCAATCGTCCACTTGAAAAAGTTGAGTTGTCCGATCGTGGTTTCCATGGACTTGGTCTCATTATACGGTATCCTAATGCGCTCCCAGCGGCAGAACGGATCAAATCGTTTCTTGCTGTATGCCTTCAGCTTGAGTTTGTAGTCGTTATATACCTTGAAACGCCGGGGTTCTCCATAACTATCCTTGAGTTCATATACAGTGAAATTCTTCTTCGCGTAGTTCGTCACGAACCAGTCCACGATCCGGAGGGATATTTTTGATTCGCCATTTATGATGGCGATCGTCTTGGTGAGATAGTCGTGGTTGGCATAGAATGCCATGAGGTTTTGGAGTAATAATTCGTTTTGCGTATTGCATTTGGTTGCCATTGTTGTTTGGTAGTAGAATTGTGCTTTTATATGAATTTACGCATGTTATATATTTTTTAGTTTACTTCTAATATTACGCAGTTTTTAGTATTTCAAATTCCTTTCCATATTTTTCTATTATCTTTGAATTCATTTTAATCAACTCTAAATTAATGTTGAATTTTTCGGCAGGCAATGTAACGGTTATGGAATGTTTATAGTCCTTTGTTCGCTTTTGATATAATAATACACTCTTTCCATCTTTATTTATTATAGATATATTATCTGGTTTCCAGTCGTCGTATGTATTTTTGTAATGATCTATTAAATTATCTCCATCTAAAATTAAATCTGTGCCATTTTTTTCTAATTCTGTATTAATATCATAACGTTCTGGCAAAATAAACGTTGATGTACGATTTGCAGTTAGTTTTATGTAATACGGTCTCTTACTTGTTGCATTTACATATATATTTTCAGGAATTATAACCTGTTTTTTTGATTCAAATCCATTAAGATCTAGTTTATGTACGTCCCCGTACAACTCAATTATCTTATCATTCAATTTGCCAAGTTCGCTATTGAGATCGTAGTTTTGTCTTAGTTTAATGGTAGTAGCAATGCGTTCATTGCCATTCTTTTTGTCAAATACAATATACAAATCACCATTACTAGCTGTTTTAATTCTTACATACATCGGTAACTCTTTTTTAGCTTTCTCTGGAATAACATCTGGTACCTCGCATATAGCATGTTCTATACCGTATTTATGAATAATAATTATATTTAATTCATTCAGTTTTTTCTCAATTTCGTTATTAATTTCGGGCGATTCGTCGTGAGATTCGTAATATTGTTCTAGGTTGATGCGAGCATATAACTTGGTGTCTCCTATTTTTTTTTGGAATAACAATATTGTCTTATTGTGCTCGTTTACAATGCAAATATTCTTCGGCAAACTTAACTTGTCTTTTACTTCAAATGGTTCGCCTATGTATTGAAAATCGTCTGTAAATATACTTTTTCCGAAAATTTTCTCTATATTGTGATTGAAAATATACAACTGTTTGTGTTTATGATCTTCATTATTAGGATCAAAGTCTAGATCCTCAACAATCATCCTTTTCGTTTGCTTTGTTTTACGATTATCATATACGAGATGATGACGTCCATCTGTATTTGTTGTTATGTAAACGTGCGTTGGCATGGTTTTATGATATTCAGGTAGAATGCCATTATTTAATTTTTCCAGTGTATTTATTGTTACTTTCAGTTTCTCATGAATAGATACAAGCATTGACTTTGAACTTTCCCATATTTTAGGTGTTAGTAATGGATGCCCTTCAATTCGGAAAAAATCTCTTGATTTGTTTTGTTCTTTATCCCATACATTTACGTTATATGTGACGTATTTTGGTAAATCATTTTGCGATATACCTTCTGGTAGAGATCGTGCCTGGTATTGTCGTTCGCGTTTTGTACCATCCAATATGCCTTTTGAATTTAATTGCTGTTCTTTGCATGTTGCCACGCGTAAATTTCCAAGACTATTATTAAGCGGATTTCTATCAATATGATCTACGCTTATACCGCCAGTACCTCTGCCATTTCCATAACAATCCATTACAATTTGATGCATAAAAAGCATACAACCTGAACCTAATATGTATCCATTCGTATGTTTATGCCAAGTTATCTTATCGCCATTATTGTTGTTGCATTCATATTCTTCTATTTTTGAATATGAATCTTTACATAATTGGACGATTGATTCTGGTTCACAAAACATAAAAAGTGATTCATTATTGTTCTTATCGCGCACTAACCATAATGGATTTTTCTCCTTACCGCTATCAGTACCCATATTCTTAATGTGACCTTTTATACGGGTTATTATTGTGTAACCTTGACTTGTGATCTGATTCTGAGCGCGATTGTGTAGTAATGACATATTATATACATTATAATATGTGATTTCTTTATATTGAAATTTCGCAACATACTTTATCGCAAAACGGTTTAATTGCTATAGGCGACACCTGCCATGCCCGACATCACACGCAGCACGTTGTAGTTAACCGCGTAGACACGGACCTTGGCAGTGTTGGTTCCCGAAACCGTGGGGGACGAGAGAACAAGCTGGAGCACAGCGTTGTCAATGCGCGAGAAATTGCACGTCCCGGAAGGCTGGTGCTCCTCGGGCCTCAGGGCGAAGGAATAGACGTTGATGCCAGTGTCCGGGGCACGCGTGTGGTGCTGGAAGGGCTGGACGACATCAAAGTAAGATCCCTCACGCTCGGAGAAGCGATCCTGTCCGTTGAGCTGGAGCTTGGCCGTGACGACGGGGTTCTCTCCCCAGCAGTGCATGTCAAGAGCAGACTCGGCGAGGACGAAGGTGCCGGCATCGGAGAGGCCAGCGGCGGTTCCGTTGCCTCCGGCCTCAAATCCAGTGCCTAAGGCGGCAGAAACGCCAGTCCACATGCCGGAGACAGAGGTGGTGACGTCAACGGCTCCAGCCTGCTGGAAAAGACCAGCAGAGTTAATGAACCCGGCAGTGCCACCAACACTGTCCTGGGAGCCGAAAGCGTGGATCGCGTTCGGGAGGGCATCAATAGAGTCAGTGTAGTTGAAGGGCTGGGCGCCGAGGGTCTTGTAGAGGGTGTTTCCGGCAATCAGCGAAGAGCAGTAGTCAACGTTGGCGTCCGGCTGCACGACCCAGATAAGCTCCTTGCACGGGTGGTTGAAGTTGAGCTTGATCTTGTTGGAGGAGGATCCAACGGACTCGTCTCCAGTGAACTGGAGCTGCTCGAACAGGTACTCGTGGGGGTTCTGCGCCATCTTCCTGCGCTCATCAGTGTCAAGGAAGATGTAGTCAACGTAGAGGGAGGCGGCAACAAGGGACTGCTGGTAGGCAGTGGTGACCGTGACGGTTCCAGTGGAGGCGCCAATGCTGCTGACGGCCCAGAGGCACTCGCCGATGGGGCGGAGATCAAGGTTGATCTTGACCTCGTGGTACTGAAGGGCAATGAGGGGGAGGGCAAGTCCGGGGTTCCTGCAGAACCAGAACTGGAGGGGCACGTAGAGCGTGGTCTCCGGGAGGGCGTTGCGGGGAGCGCAAACCTGGGTGGGCGCGCCAGAGGCAGCGCAGGGGCCCTGAACTCCGGCGAAGGCGGGGTCAGTGATGTAGGTGAGCTGGGTGGTGTTTCCAATCATCTTGAAGTACCCACGCTGTTGCTCGGAGGTGAGCGTAACCTGGTTCCAGATGTGCATCCAGTCTCCGTACTGGCGATCAATGCGCTGTCCGCCGATCTCAACCTCAACCTGGGCGACGAGCTGCTCGCCGATGAAGTCCATCCAGCGGGCATAAACGGGTCCAGTTCCGCTGGCTCCCATAGACTGGTTGATCTCGGGGAGGGTGACCTGGAGGTAGGTGCGGTAGGCAAGATCTCCGTTGCGGGAGATCGTGCACGTCACGCGGCGTCCGAAGTCAGCCTGTCCGGAGAAGGTCTGCTCGATGGACTCCATCGCGAAGTTGGTGTGGCGCCTGTAAGAGACCTTCCAGAAGGTGATCTCAGGGGTGCCTGTCAGGAAGACGTCCTGCGCGCCGTAAGCTACAAGTTGCATAAGTGCTCCGCCCATGTTTTTATTATAGTATACGTAAAGATAATAATTTGGGAAACTAACTATTAATTCCTAAAGTTTTCTCATCCAGCTTCATATTTTTGTCTATGAACTTCTCTAAATAATCCGACATGAAAACCTCCCGTTTCCCTTCGTGTTTCTTTGAAAAAATATAATTCCCATCGCTTTTTTTTACCGACCAACCCGTCTCTATAGCATTCATTATAAAATTCATTTTCTGGAAGGTTATCACGTCTATACTCATTCCCAGTTTATCCATAAATTATACATACTAAGGTTACTATAATACCCAAGTTTTACCTAAAAATGTTTATGCAGTTCAATTATATAGAAAAGACCCGATGTATCTAAATAGTATAATGAAAAAGGCAGATCCGGTGCAACATACAATAGACAAGAAACACGGTCAGATGTTAGAGGAATTTCATACAAATGAAACAGTGCATATTCCCGAACTACTCACTCAGAAGAAATCCCTAAAATCTCAGGTTCGTTCTCTAAATTCCGATCAAATAGAACAATACATGGAACTCAAGGACCGAATCGCCATAATAAATACCACTATAAAAGATATGAAACTACAGAAAAAACGTTATTTGCTTGATAATTCCAAACATATTTTCAATTACTTTGAAGAAAAAAAACAAATATCCAGTGGTGGTGCTAAAAATGTAAATGTTCTAAATAATTTCTTCAAGGTGAAACAACCCACAGATGAAGTCCTAGATAATGCGACGACCACAAAGCAATCAATCGTAAATTATTGGAAGAATGTGAATAACGAGATCATAAACCCTCTGGACTTTGTTGCGCCTACGGATATTTGTGGATATTGCTATAAGGGCGAGATGATTCCACAGGACGAAGAGGGCGTCATGATATGTAACAACCGTGAATGTGGTAAGTTCATCAGCTATATGATAGATAGTTCAAAACCATCCAATAAGGAGGCGCCCAACGAAGTATCCTACACTGCGTATATCAGATTGAATCATTTCAAGGAAATCCTATCACAATTCCAGGCAAAAGAGACAACTCAGATACCGGAGGAAGTCATTGAGAATATTCGCACCCGAATAAAAAAAGAGCGCATCCATAATCTCGCCGAAGAGATCAATTATGATAAAATGCGCGAAATCTTGCGAAAGCTAGGTTATAATAAATACTTCGAACATATCCAATACATCAACTCTATTTTTGGAATACGACCACCGATCATGAACGAGTATCTGCATGAGACACTATGTGTTCTGTTTATAGAAATACAGAAACCGTGGGCCGTCCATTGTCCGGCGAATCGCACCAATTTTTTCAATTATACATATACCCTATACCAGCTATGCGTTCTCTTGGATCAGACACAGTACTTACCATACATTCCACTCATGAAGGACCGCGAGAAACAACTGGAACAAGATCAGATATGGTGTAAAGTATGCAAGGACCTGGATTGGGAGTATTATCCGACAGTATGATTATGCTTACCATACGAATTTCTGAATTTCCTCGGCGAAACCGGTGGCGCTAAGTGTGTTGTTATCAATGGTGCATCTCTTCAACTCATCCAGGTTTTCATAGATCGTAAAAATTCCGTCAAATGTCTCATATTCATCGTCCGAATCACTATCGGAATCGGTGTCGTCGTTTTTTTGATTTGGTCTGACATGCGTCGTCTTACGACGGTATACATGCATGTTTCGTATATAACCCGGTAGCAATTGTGGGTTGTTGAGTACGAAATACGGAACAGTCGGGTCTGATCGTCTAGATGTTGACTTCAGTCGTGTGACGAATGCGTACATATCTAGCTCGTTATCAAACCGAATGAGAGGGAAGTTATTATCTCGTGTTATACCCGGCATGTTATAGATGAAAAGTTGTTTGGCATGCATTTTTAAGTCGTTCATTGTCTTTGCTTTGGTGTCATTTTTTAAACCGGAGTTTTATGAAATCAATTTTTCATATAGAATGAAAAATTAATTATATTTACATACCAACGCGGGGAAATCCTACGAGATTCGCGCCGATGCCGAATCCAGCGCCACCACGGGCAGAGGACGCCATGGAAGGAACGAACACGTCAAGAACGGAGAAGGTGGCCGCCGCGGTGAGCGCGATAATGACAACCTCCTCAACATTCAGCTGCTTCTTGGGGATGGCGAAAGCAGCAATCGCAACCATGATACCCTCCACGATGTACTTAATAGCACGCTTGAGAAG